ATTTAAATTTGATGGAGGCGCACACCATTTCATTGCTTCAGTCTCAACTAAATTTGCAATATCAGCTCGAGGATCTCTAGTACTTAAAACAGCTGGTTCATAAATGCAAGTTCGATAAGCGAATGGTGATTTATATAATCTGGTTTTATCAGGAATAAATGGTGGTGCAGCACATTTAGTTGAGACTGAAGCAATGAAATGGTGTGCGCCTCCATCAAATTTAAATTTGGATGTTGAAAAAATTAATGAAACCTTTGCAGTTTTGGGAGATTATTATGGTCAGAAATTATTTGTTGCAGGTATTCAAACATCAATTCTTACAAAGAAATCGGCTTTAAATTCATGCAGAATGTATTCCCATTCAAAACCAATACCTATAGGGACATCAGCAGGATACCCATTTAACCAAATGGTATACAATGGAAAACAACATCTAATTCATGTAGATAAAGAAACTGGCGAACGTAGATTTACAAATGATCCTGAATTGAAAAATCTGTTACATCAGACGATTGATCACGTGTTACAAACTGCAAAAGAAGATAAGTTAGCAGATGTTGCATTTATTGTATTCCCTAAAGATGAGCCTTTGAAGAAAGATAAGCTTAAGACTAAAGTAAGAACAATAGCGTCTGCACCGATTCATTTGTCAATAGCCCTCAGAATGTACTTCCACACTCTTGATGCCGCATTAGCAGAATTATGGCCTGTGTTACCATTGAAAGTAGGCATTGCTGCAAATTCACTTGATTGGCATGCTTTGGCACTGTATATGTTAGAAGTTGGTGATGAAGGTTTTTCACTTGATCAAGCAGATTTCGATTTCAATGTGCCACAAGAAGTAAATAGAGGAGTTGTTCATACCAAAAATGCAATAGCTAAATGGACTGATCCAAAATGGAAACCTGAACACGATAAGATGAGAATAGCTCTAAGAGAAAATGTTGTAAAGTTTAAGATCATTGTAGGACCTTTGGTATATGAATCACAGCGAGGGGTAGCATCAGGCCAACCATCAACTGCAACAGATAATACACATATTTCAGTTTTCTTTGCTTATGACACCTTTAAAGATCTTGCACCATCTTGGGTTGATAATAGTTTAACAGCTTTTTTTGCCTTAGTTCGGATTGCTGCAGTAGGCGATGATTTATTTGTAATGGTAAATATTTTGATTCGCGATTGGTATAATTTACAAACAGTTGCTGAACATCTAACTAAGAAATATGGCCTCAAAATCACCCCCTCAGATAAAAGTGGAACTTTTTACAAGACTAAACCATTAGAAGAACTTGATTTTTTGTCACGACATTTTGTTAAGGATGGAAATTACTGGAAGGGACCACTGAAAATGGAACGTTTGTTAAAACCACTTCATTATTGTCATGGATTTCGCGCTCACCATTGGTTTGAAGAACCTGACAAAGAGACAGATGATATGGATACAGCAATTGCAGCTGCCTCTTCCGCACTTCAAGAAATGTACTTTCATGGAAAGGAGGAATATGAAAGTTTACGTAAACATATTGTAACTATAAATTCACAAGTTTTATGTAATACCCAAGAATACTTTCCACCTTATGAAGTCGAACATCAAAAATATTTTAATATGCAAAACTACTCCGAAAAAGGATTGTATGAATATGTTTTCCCTACAGATCATACCATTGTATCCAAACTCACTAAGACCAAAGGTTGGATTAAGTACAGAAATAGAAGATCTTTAATTTTTGGAAACTATCATTGGGATACCAAAACAACTGGTAAAGGGTTAGATATTCCAGGCTATTTGTTGACCCTTATTGAACAGGTAAACAATCTTTTACTAACGGACTTTAATTCAGTACTGGTTAATGAATATCAACCTGGAGGATTGATCCCCTGGCATAAAGATGATGAACCTGAATTGGATCAAACAGAAGGAGTTGCGTGTATTACAATAATAGGTGATGGAGTAATGGAATGGGCAGAAAAAAAAGATGATTCAATGCACCAAAAAATAACCATGCTATGTTTCCCAGGACATTGTTACCATATGTGCGGAAAATATGTTACTGATTATTACCATCGAAGGTCACATCATGAAAGATATACAGTATCGCTTACTTTCAGAAAGTTGTTGGGTTCTTCAGTTTAAACCTTCACCCTTAAAATCACTTCATGTTATTTTATGTAGATAGTATTTCATATTATCATGTCTTCAACATCACACATTCCTCAACCTGCTGCCGGAGCAACTGATGAGGTATTTGATTCTACCTCTGCCACTGCTGTACAGCCGACGGTTTCTCGTTTAGGCATACCTGCTGGACCTCCTCAAGAAATACCAATTCATACTGGTCAAGTTAATACGTATGATGCCAGTATACATCAACAGTGGGTTCCAACCGACAGTATCACTTGGACTGTCAGCCAACCATCAGGCACCCTACTTTGGTTTAAACCCATACACCCTACGTTCTCTAACGCATTGTTGGCATATTTATCTAGAATTTACAATGCCTGGGGAGGTGCACTTGACTATAAGTTTAAAATTGCCGGTACAGGATTTCATGCTGGAGCAATAGCGATCGTTAGAATTCCACCTAATCGTAATCCATCTGAGTTCACAACACCACAATCATGGGGAGCATTTGAGTATATGGTCATAGATCCCAAAACTTTGGAGACAATATCAGTAGGAATTTCAGACCAAAGACCAATAGCCTACCATTACTTCCCTTATAATGGAGAAAACCCACTATCATTTGGTGGCTGGATTGCAATGTATGTTTTGATTCCTTTAAACACTTCATCCTCAGGATCTCAAACAATATCCATTCAATCATTTTGTAAACCTGCAGAGTTTTTTCAATATTCACAATTAATTATGCCATCTGAAAATATTAGTGCTGATCCATTTCCTTCAGAATTTGCATATGCTTTTGATTTTACAACTGCAAAATATTGTGCCACCGCACCACTTTATTGTGATCAAGTAACACTCGAAGCAAATTCAGTAACTCAATCATTTTATGTGGCCAATTGCTACTCAACTGGTGGAGATAGATTGACTAAGTGGATGAGCAAAGGCTCAAAGTTCCCTGATGTTAGAGACACCCATAGAGAAGGTAAAACCCAGATGAGAGCATTGACTGATTTAAGTGATGAGACAATTAAAGTTAAATTATACTTTAAGCAAGATTATTATCCAATAGCCCTTCCTGCATCTAAAGAAAACTATGTTTCGCTTTTAACCTATTCTTCTGAGAATGTAAAGAACGAGGCGTGGCATGAACGAACTTGGACTGCTTTGTATTCAGAGGATAATGTCGCCTGGCAATGTGCAACAGCTGCAACTGATATTGTCACCGACACGGTTGTTTCTATTCAAAATGCAAAGTTCGTTCTTGATCCCTCTTATACTGACAATACTTTTTCAACCGCAGTGACAGGAGAATCCATATTGCATTTTGAAAATACAATATCAAAAGTGAAATCAATTCAGACTGAAGAAATGGCTGCTTTGTTTAGTACTGGTCGGGTTAAGCAGGCATTTTATGGAAATATGTGCGTTCTTTTCACTATGATATCTGTAGATGAAGATTTGCCAATTGGATATGCAAAGTTATATCAAGAAGGGTTTCTCTCAATAAGAGTAGGTAACAAGCAAGTAGTTTTGAAACCAAGTAACTTAAGACTAAAATTTTCTGGATTTATTGCAAGAACTGATCCCATCCCATCATCCGCTGAGTATAATAAAAATATGTATATGGTGCGAGCACTTTCTCGGAATTAACCTTCAGTGCAGAAAAAATTTTTAAATTTTAAATGGCAGCCGCAGCTATTGGAGCTACTGCTGCAGCTGGTGCATCAAACATCGTTTCATCAGGTTTAACAGCTGGTTTGCAAATTTATGGAAATTCACTTAATAATTCTCAACAGTTTGCTTATAATGATTCCGTTATTTCCAGAGCTGAACATGCATTTACTGATAATGGACTACCTAAATATATGGCCTATCAATCAAATTCTGGTACCACTCCTACTAAAATGTATCAAATTTCTGGCGGTAATTTTTATTCTGCGGGTCCTGTTAATTCTAATCTACCGATGTACACAACGACGGCACAACAGGCCTTTCATGCTGCTGCACCTAGACCTAATGCACGAGTTGGTCCTGGCGAACCTGCCATCCCAAATTGGGGTGATATACATAATGGCATGCCGATGGTTCCAGTTGGACAGAATAATAGACAAGGTCTTGGATTCGGTAGATACAATATTGCAAATAACTTCGTTCAAGGAGGACCCATGTTAAATGCAAATGTGCGTAATGCTGATCAACATCAAGCATTCGCTAGGGCTCTTCAGTAAAACCTTCGCCCCTATTAATTTCATGTTAAATT